CATAGAACTTGCATACGTTAAGAAACTAACCCATCTCTGCGAGTGTGTTGTTGAAACTAACATTCCCGCAACAAAAAGAGCTGTTTTCTCCACAAACTCTGCTCCAAATGCCCATGGGCCCGAATGGCCCATAATCAAGGTGGCAAAACCCTGTGAAGTATAGGTGGGTCGCAGCCCCGCCTGACGACAGGCGAGGCGAAATGCCTCCTGGGAAGGACCAATAGCGCGAAACGTTTGAGCATTTTGGCCAAAATAGGCCACAATGCTCACCTCAACAAAATCATCGCTGATGAACAAATTTGGAATAGGTTCCACCCAAACGTCGTAACCTCCCGCACCAAATGTGTTATCAAGGGAGCGATACCACGACAAGCAGTACTCGTTGTTTCGACCAAGAAAATACAAATCAAGCTCATCCTCAGTTTCCGCATCTGAAACATCTGTTTCGGAAGACTGGGTACAAAATTCCACCTGCTTTGGTCGCAAATAAACATCAATCCAAAAAGTTCGCCAATGGAAAAGACCAAAATCTCGTCGCCAATGAAAGCCGAACCGAGAAGAATCTATAGGAGCTCCTGAACCCAGAATAAGCGTTCGAAGAAACTCCAAGTTGGCTGCAGCCTGCACCTCAGTGCAGGCAAAAGCATTCACATCCCCAAATTCCGCAGGCACATACTGCACATCAGCAACACAGCGCCATTCAACCATTATATGGGGAGGTGAAAACACACACAAATATAGTACACAAACCCCCAACACATAGAGGGGTCTAAACACAATTGGCACACGCACAAAACACACACACAATGTACACGCAACCACAGCACAAGCGCACAAACACACAAGACTATATACAACTATATACAAAGAGAGAAGCGTTTCGATGCATCCCAGTAAAGTCCAACCAGCTACCTAAGACTGGGCAGTCCGTTCCCCAGGCAGTTACTCCTGGGCAGCGCTGGCGTCCCCATATCGGAGGGGTCACGACCACTTTTAGCGACCGTGGTACCGGTAGTTGTCAAAAGACGCGGGGGATTGCCCCAGATCCACTACTGAACCGTCAAGCCTGGCTCTTCCAAAAGCCAGCCAAATCCATGGGCACGATGAAACTCCGTGTGCGCTCCGCTGACTACAGCTTGGCCCTCCCAGTCACCACACCGAGAGGATTGTCGCCCAAACATAAAATACATCCAACAAAGGCACGCCGCTTAGGAGCAGCTGTATTAACATGCCGATCGACTTAAGACGCCGAACTGTTACCATCTCAATCTCATTGCCCCCTTGTATTCTTGAACGATATCACATATACGCATTACAAAATATCCTGTCACCTTTCGGCCGGAAATCTTTTATGTAGGGTCTCAAATAACATAAGCACCAAAACATCCACAAATGCGCCACTGAACCAGTGGCAAACAAGTGGACACAATGGTACCGATGGTATGAGAGACCCAACACTGATGAAGCCCCGCAGGGTCATCAACACCAAACTATTTGTATACGTTCTCACCTTGCAAGGGGTCACAACTCAACCGATAGGCCAAAGCGGAAATCCGCGTGAAAGGGCAAAAATGTACTAAAACACCCAATCAAGTTTATATAAATCCGGCAGCTAAAGAGGCTGCCGAATTGGGGGCAAAAGTGTAATGAAACACCCCCGGGAAAAAGACAAGGTTTCATAGGCCGAAGCCGGTGGTGGGCAAAAGTGTAATGAAACACCCACCAAGTTTACATAACTACGCTCAATTCATCTCAAACAATACTCGCACGAAGCCTAAATTGCGATCACGTTAGAGCGTAATTGTGGACAAAATGTCATAAACATCCACATCGAGTTTATCAGTAACAGAAAGAAAAGAAAACCACTGCTCACAGATGACTAAACAAAACTAAAAGGTCACGTGGATAAAGGAAACAATTCCAAAATCCGACCATAGTAGTTAGGTCAATCTTCATATGAGGCAGGGATAATCCCT